GATGCAGCGCGATGATCTGGGCGACGAGCACCTTGAGCTCGGCGGCCTTGATCTGGGCGGCAGCCATCAGCGCGGTGACGTCCGCGCCCTTGGCGCTGATCGAAGCCTTGGCGGTCGCCGTCGGGGTGACGGCCTTGATGTCAGCGATTGCAGTCATGGCATCCCCCGTTAGGCCGCAACGACAAGGATGTCGGCGATGGTGCTGGACGCGGTTCCGGTGAAATTGATGGTAAAGCCGGACGACGTCTTGGCGGTGATGAAATAGGTCAAGCTCGCGGTGTTGACCGAGACCCAGACCCCATAAACCTGCGGCAGACCCTCGCTGAAGGTGACGGCCAGGGTCGGGTTGGTGCCGTTGGTCACGGCCACGCCGACCTTCTGCGCCACGATCACGCGATCATAGAAATCATTGCCCGGCTGCGGATCCAGGACCTGGACCGTATGGACTGGAATAGACATGGCTTTAGCCCTTCTTCGATTTGGGTTTTTGCTTCGGCTTGGCGGATTGGCCCCCGCCGAGGTTCTTGTCGTCGACCTGCGCCGCTCCGCGCGCCGCGTTCATGGCGATCTCGAAGTCGGCAAAGGTCATTTCCGCCCACTCGTTATCGAGCGGCGGCATTCCGCGTTGCTCGCGGTACTCGTTCGGAATGATGGCGTTGTTCTTGTATTCGGTCTCAAAGACCTTCGCTAAGTTGAGCTCGTCCTCGGCCTCGATGCCCTTGAACTTGAACTCGAGCCGCGAGAAGCCGAGCTTGCCGTGAATGGCCTCGCGGGTCAGATGCGAGGCGATCAGATGCGCGTAAGGCTTGATGGCCTGCCTGCGGTCGCGGTCCTCCGCGGTCTCTGATGTGTTGCGGTTGACGTCGCGCTCGATGCCGAGGTTCTGCGGGCTCAAGTCGAACGCCGCGCAAAGCTCGCGGATCAGGAACTCCTGATATTCGAGATAGAGCGCCTTATCGCCCTCGGGATAGAGGCGGATGACCTCCATGCCGCGCGACTTGCCGTCGGCGCCGGTGGAGTTGAGGCCCCAGATCGGCATTTCGCCCTGGCCTTCAACTTCATTCCGCCAATAATTGCGGAAGGCGTTGATGATCTCAGGCGTTGCGCCCTCGCCCAGGTCCATGCCGATCGAGGGCCGCGCGTTGGTCGCGACATTGCCGGCGAACTCACCGACGCCAAGGATTCGGCTGACCGTATTGAAGGCGATCTCAAGCGGGCCGTGGCCGAACGGCGTCGATGACATCGGGTTCGGCCGGATATACATCATCTCGTCATTGCGCAACGTGACCTGCTGGCCGATGCCGTTGCCGACGAAATTGCCGTAGCCGACGATCTGGACGTAGCGCGGATCGCGCGGGTCGCCGTCCCAGAGCGGATAGATTTGAATCGTTAAGCCGTCCACCGGCCACATCCACAAGGGGCGCAGCTCGTCGCCGGACAATTGCATCTCGACCGCGCCGGCCCCGAGCAGGATGTCCTCGGTCAGTTGCTCGAACAGCGTGCGGGCCGAGTCGTCATTGTTCGGATGGTCGACGCAGTAGCTTGCGACCTCGATCTGGCGCTCAAGCTCCGAGTTGAGCTTGACGCCGTCCATCGGGACGATTTCCCACTCCAGCATCGCGATCGGGTTCTTGATCGCGTTGATGGCGCGCCTGGCATATGGGTTGAGCGCGAACCAGCGTAAGTTACGCGGGACCGGCTTGAACGCGAGCCGCTTGCGGTTCTGCGTGCCGCCATTGGGCTGCACCAGGTTCGGGAAGGCGATGGTGTCGCGCGGCGGCTCCTGCCGACGGCGGCCCAGACGGCGCCCCTTGAATAGATCGAGCAGAGCCATCTAGCCTCATCCGAACACGATATGCGGTTTGCGCGCGAGCAGCATTGAGAACGCCCGGCTCAGCGCGTCCGTTTGATCCTTGTAAGTCCCGGTCGGGAATGAACAGAGCTCGTCGAGAAAGGCGTCGTTCCAGTCGCCCCGCACGATCTTGATATTGCCGGCCTCGGCCTGCGCCGAGACTGGCAACGCGCGTTGCTCCTTGTCGCCGCTCTCCGGCGTGAAACGCACGTCGAAGCCGGCGAGCAGCTTTGCGAAGGCCAAGACCTGCACCTTGCCGGCCTGGCCGGGATCCTGCGGGATCGAGATGCGAACGTCCGGACCGTCATAGGCCGCGGTAGCATGGATCAATCGCTCCACACCGGCCGGCTCGACGCGCTCTCGCACGACGTCCTCGACGTAATAGGTGCCGTTGTGAAGCGCGAGCAGGACGCCCGCGGTATAGGGCGCCCGGTCGGAGACGGACGCTGCCAAGTCCCAGCCGCGCACATACTGCGCGCCGACGGGAACGGCAGGCACGGTCTCAAACCAGTGCCGCTTGAAGATGCCGCCCTCTCGCGGTGCGGGGCGCTGTTGATATTGCCCGGCGATCGCGTAGGCGGTCGTTTCTCGCTTGTATTTCTCCCAGACCTCGCGCGGCCAGCGCACGGGGTCGAGCAATTCGCTGTCATAGTCGCGCGGATCTTTGAAGCCGATCGCCGTTTCGCAACGTCGTTCCGGCTCAAACTCCTGCGGCAACATCAGATGGGTAAAGCCCATCTTGAGCTTCAAGATCACGCCGGCGAGGTCGTCCTCGTGCAGGCGCTGCATAATGACGACGATGGCCGAGCGCTGCGCATCATTGAGACGGTTCAGGGCGCCCTCTCGGAACTGCCTGGTCGTCTTGGTGCGCTCGGTGTCGGACTCGGCGGTCGTGGTCGAGTGCGGGTCGTCGATCACCAGGCGGTCACCACGCTGGGAAGTGAGCGAGCCGAAGGCTACCGCGCGGCGGTCACCCCGGGCGCTGTTCTCCATCGCGGTCAACGCGGTCCGGGTCAACTTCAAGTCGGGCCAGAGCGCCTGAAACCACTCGGACGTGATCAGGTTCAACACCTTGCCGGCGTCACGCAGCACCGGACCGTCATTGAAGGCGGTCGAGAGATAGCGCAGGAACGGTTTTCCCGCCGGCCCCCACTCCCACGCCTGCCAGAACACGGAGACGAGCAGCGATTTCATCGAGCCCGGCGGCACGGTGATCAGAAGCCGGTTAATCCGGCCGTCGGTCACCGCCTCGAGGTGCTCGCAGATGGCATCAATGTGCCAGTTATGAACGTAGGTCGTATTCGGCTCGAGCACATGCCAAGCCTCGCGCACGAAGCCCGCAAGCGTTCGGCAGCGCGCCCGGATGGCCTCGGCGTCGCGATTGACGCGCTCTAATTCCTCGGCCGCCTCACGCCGCGCCAGTTCCGCCTTGAGCTGTTCCAGCGGCGGAAAGGATTGCGATGACGGTCCTGAGTTCATCGGTCGGAATCTTTGACAGGTCGTAAATGCCCACGGCGCCGGAATGCTGCACCTGGACCGGCACCGGCTCCTTCCAGCCGGCGCGGGTCTTCAGCCAGAAGATTTGCGCGGCGACGTTGCCCTGCTTGGCGCTGTTGAAGAGGAAGCCGGCGACCTCGGCGTTGGCCTTGGTCGAGGCGAGATCGAGCTCGGACCGGTAGTGCTTGCGCAGCGTCTTTCCGGATACGCCGATCACGCGGCAAATGGATTCGCCGGGAATGCCGACGGCCGCCATGGTTTCGACCAGCTTGCGTTGCTCGGTGGTCGGCTTTTTCGCTTTGTATGCCATTGTTAGATTGCTTCGAGAATTTTCCGCTTCGTTCGCCGAATCATTGGCGACTTTTTCTCCGCTTCGCGCTGGCTTCATCCGCGCTTGAGGAGCGTTGTGGCTTCATCAAAACAGGAGACCGACGATGACCACCCGCTATTACAAATATGAGCGCAACGCTCGCGCCGCCGCTCGCAAGGTCGGGCTTGACCCCGACGCTGTCGTGCAGCCCTGCGCCGCCGGTTTCTGGTCGGTTGACTTCGCCGGCATTGCCGACGTGGTCGCGGAAGACCTCGGCCGCAACGATGTCGAAGAGACGTCGGCCGAGCCGGTCGCTGCCGAGCCGGTCGAGGACAAGCCCGCGCCGGAGATCACCGAGATGGTGCTAGCGAACGCGCACCTGGACGGCATCCCCGCGAGCGGTTCGCCCGGACCGGAGTTGCTGGCCGAATTGTTCAACAAGCCGATCGAAGAAATGCGCGCCGCGAAGGAGGCCGAGGTCGAACTGCCGGAGTGCCTGAAGCGCGAGGCGACCGCGGAAGAGACCGCGCGCATTGCCCAGCACGCCAAGGACGCCTCACCCGAGCGCGAGCTGATCGTC